AATATCCAGGGCTGAAAAAATCTGCTCCTCGTTCATCTCCCACACCGATTTCGCGCCGGCAGCGGCACCGGCGTTGGTGGCGTTGTGCTTGATCTCCTGATCCTTGTAGTGGACCGCCACTCCCTTGCTGATGTTCTGTTTGTACGCCTTGGCATAGTCCTTCAGCCGTTGCGTCAGGCGGTTCTTGTAGGCCTCGTCGTTCTCTCCCGCACGCTGCTGCGGGACCTCCATGCTCACGTCCATGAAGCCGAGCAGGCCCATCTTGCGGATGATGGCGCCGATGTTGTCCGTGGCGTCCAGCTGCACCTCAATGTTCTTCAGAGTCGCGTAGAACAGCGGGATGGCATAGGGAGATCCGTCCACGGTCTGGAGCGGCATATAGCTGTAGGTGAACGGGTTGAGCTGCACGTAGCCGTTGTTGCCTCCGCTGATCTGATTGGTCATCTGGTGGGGAGTCATGACCCCGTCCACCCGACGGAAGCGGATGCGCTTCACCGGTACAACAGCACAGTCAGCGACGCCGTCGCGCAGGTTGTCGCTGATCACCCACTCGGCCGAGAGCGCCCCCATGAGCGGGATCTGGCGAAGAAAATGGTTGACCAGGCCGTCCACCCCGCCGCCGGTCAGATAGACCGAAGCGGCCAGGGCATTGAGCCGGTCCAGAGCGGCCTGGGGGTTGCGAGCCTCCACGGTCAGCTCGTGGCCGGTGTTGCCCAGGTTGACCCAGATCTGCAGGGCCTGGGAGATGTCCGGATTGAAAATGGAGAGCGGCTCCAGTACATCCAGGAACTCCAGAGGAAACGGCGCACCGACGAACGAATAGAATCCAGCGAGCTTGCCGAGCACACCGGTGATCTGGTCCTCGGGTACCGAGATCTGCCCGACGTCCACGGCCGGAGTTTTGCGGGCAAATCGCCACCAGCTCATGCGCGGGCCTCCGCGAATTCGGGGTAGCAGTCGGCAACACGGATACCCGAGCCCTTCTGCAGGAAACTGATGGCCATTTCCGAGGCGTCAGGCCCGTCATCGTTGACCGTGTTGTTGTTGATGTACACGAACTGATCCACCAGGGTCTTCTGGTCCGAATGACGGCGCTCGAACTGCATTTTCTTGTGCTCCCACAGATATTCGCAGGTACCGACGATCCGGGCGATCTTGTTGGCCTGCGAACCATGATGGAGGGGAGCCCAAGGGAGGTAGTGGCCAACCTCTCTGGCGTAGTTCTGAATCGCCTCGTGGAGAAAGTCCTTGAGCATGTTCTCCTCAATCGGACAGCGCCCGGGATACTGCTCGTTCTGTGCGTAGGCCGCGGCAAACATTTCCCCGATCGAGCGGCGCTTTATCCACGCGTGCATGCACCTGAAGATCATTGATTCGCGGTCGAACCCCCAGGTGACCACGGCCCGGAAGTCGCTTTTCTCGGTGGCCGTGGCTGACGGGTCGACGGCGGTGGCAAAGATCAGCTGGCGTTCAACCACCTGGATGCGGTCGAAGTAGGTGGCCGTATCCTCCGGGAAGGGACTGTCTTCTTCCGTGCTCTTGTTGCGGAACTCTCTGTTGAAGATGCGCTTGGTGACCAGCTTCATCTTGCGCATCAGCTTGTCCCAGGGCCAACGGGCCGGCCACAGGGTGATCTTGTTCTCCTCGTCCACAATGGCGTCGTAGACCTTGGAGGTGTAGAGCGGCAGGCCGGTTTCCTCGTCTTCCATGGCGATCATCTGAGAGATGGCACTCTTGCCGTGGAACACATTGCCCACCATGGTGGCCGAGCAGTCTCCTTCAAGACAGCCGAGCACCTCGCCCTGGATGAATTCCACGATGGACTTGGTGACCGTGGGGCTCTTGACCGTGCTGTTGTCTTCCAGGTCATCCAGGCCGATATCGTCGGGCCGGTAGGGACCATGCGACTTGCCGCGCCACTGATCACCCCGGCCCAGGGCCTCAACCAGGGTGCCCCCCTTGGTAAGGAAAAAATCATCGCCCCAGGTGCGGGTCTTGGCGATCACGTCGCCATAGTCATGGCGCAGCCGGGGGTTGTCCTCCAGTTCGACCTTGATCTTGACCGTGAAGCGCTTGGCCTGGTCGTGGATGTTGGAGCCCAGCATGATGTACTTGCGGAGCTGCTTGCAGATGCGGTAGATGCGCAGCCCTACCGTGACGATAGTTGTCTTTGCGTGGTCGCGTGGCGCACCGATGAAATTGAGACCTGGCTGGTCGGCAATCTCGCACCATTCGGCATGACACGGTGCAAAGTCGGTCCGGGCGTAGTGCGGCATGTAGGTCTTGATGAACTCCAGGGGATCGTTGCAGCGTTCGATGCGCTCCCGCTTCTTTGCCGGAGTATCGTTCTCGAACGGCGAAACGCTGTCGGCAATGAGCTTACGGAGGCCGGCGACGTAATCGTCGTACTGGCGCTCCGTTATGTTCTGGGTCTTACGCATTGCCATTCATCAACTCCATCTTGTAATCCGCAGTCAGCTTGTCGATGTGGCGAGCCAGGAGCGGGAGACCCTCGGGATCGTTTTTCTTCATCCATCCGACCAGCCACTGCAGGTTTTCCAGAAAGAACTTGGGTCGGTCGAAACCGACGCCGGCGGCCTGACGATTCTGGATGTCACAGATAGTCTTGATCAGGGAGTTGAAGGCGTAGGTGGCCTGGGTATCAATGCCGGTGGGGCCCAACGTCTCAAAGTACTGCTCATACTTCTTCTTCTGATCAAGCAACGCCTTGAGCATCAGGTTATCGGCGGCATTGTCGGCTACTTCCTGACTTACCGCATCGGCCCGCGCCGCCCGATTCTCCCAGCCGAATTTTTCCTTCCAATCGTAGAGCGTCGGTTTGGTGAGAGAGAGGCCGTGCTGATCGCGCAGGGTCCGCAGGGTCAATTCAATGTTGCCACTGCACTCTCGCCAGACAGTGAAGGCAGTCTCTCGGTTCTCGACCTTGTACGATTTCCCCTTCATAACGCCTCGTCGATACCCTTTTCGCAGGTGTGGCCGTCGAGCAGATCCCAGCCGGAGGCGGTCAGACAGGCGAATTCGATTTGGAAGCCATAGCCCTTCTTTTTCGTCAGGGTCACATAGCCCTTCTCCTCCAGGTAGCGGAGATGGGCTGACAAGGCTTCCTCGGGGATCGGATAGCCGAGGTTGTCCAGGGAAAACTGCAAGACCCGCAGGTCGAGACTGCCGGGATACTCGGTGCGCAACAGCTCCAGGAGCGTCACGCGAATCCGCTTGTTTTTTTCGCTGCTCAGTCCGGGCGGTGTCATTGATCCCCCATGCATCGGTGCTTTTCGCACTCTTCTTTCAAGTCGATAAACTCGTTCCGAGCCTCCAGGAGCCCCTGGATGTGCTGTGCGGTATACTTCATGAGCACCAGCATCTCTCGGTGCTCGCCGTTGTCTCGGGAGACGAACTCCTTCAACGACGTCTGCAATCCCTCCATAGCCTTGGCCTGGGAGGCGAGGGCCACCGCCTGGGCCTGTTGGGCATCAATGGCCTTGCCGGCAAACTTATCGAGCAGCTTGTAAAGCCCGAGCATCATCAGGCCGGCCAGCACTCCGCCCGGTCCCCAGTTAATCAGCGATTCGATCAACTTGTTGACCATCAAATCCTCCAGTGCTCGTGTAGTGTCTGGCAGTTTATGCATCTGCGGCAGCCGGGTACTGCCAGCCGGCGCGCTGTGGGGATTTCGTCTCCGCAGTCCAGACAGGCGGAACCGGTGTAATTTCCCGGTTCCCGCCCGGCTTGTTGCTGCTGCAGAACAAACGCCTGGAAGTCTTCATTCACCACCTGGGCGCGGTCGACGTCGTCCATCAGGATGGCGAGTCTTGCCCGAAAGTCAGCTCGGGCCAGGTAGCAGAGAGGGACGCCTGCAGAGCACTGCGCAGCTCTTCAGCGGTCAGATCGGAACGGAATGTGGTGATCAGCTTCTCGCCTTCAATCACGGCGCTCTGAAGGAGCGGTGCAAGGACGATAATCAGTTGAGCGATGGCGGCGGGGTTCATTTGCCACCTCCCGCCAGAGTTTTCATGTTGGCAGCCAGCGACTGCACCCGTTGTAAGGTGGCGGCAAATGCCGCCGGATCACCTCCCCCGGACGTCATCAGCAGGTACGCATCCACGGCGGTGTCGTAGGCCGGTTTGGCCTGCTCGTAGGCAACCCGGGCGGCGGCGCATTTGTCGGCAGCCATGGCTCCTGATCGACAGAGCCCATCAACGGCCGGGGCCGCGGTGACAATAGTGCTCTTGACTGCCAGCAACGATTTGCCGGCCAATACCTGCGGACTGTCGGATGCCGCTGGTGTTGAAACGGCACCGGTAGTGGCGCAGCCGGCCAACAGCATCAATCCGCCCAGGGCCAGCATGACGACGAGCAGCGGCAGCGAGACAAATCCGGCCTGCCCGTTGTCCTGGTTGGTCGGGGTGGTGCCTGTGACAGACCAGTCAAGGGATGTACCGGTAACGATCCGCAGCGCCAGGTTGATGACGGCCAGTATGCTGCCCTGGAGTTCCGGGCTGATGATCCAGGCGCTGTTAAGGGCCTGGGCGGTCATGGCGATGATGGCGACCACGTTGATCCAGAGGGTTTTCGATTGCCAGATGGGCTTGCTGTTCATGGGGGCTCCTTTACACTGCCAGTATTTTCAAAGCCTCGGCGTAGCGAGCCTGCCGATCGGCCAGACCGTTGACGCCGGCGTTGATGCTTTTGGTAACTGCCAGGACATTGCCGGCGTCGGCCAGCGGATTGATATTGCGTGTCGACCAGTACCAGCAGGCCGATTCGATCGCGCCTTCGTAGGTCAACAGGTATGCCTCGGCCGCATCCAGGGGCTGGCCGATGGCCTTGGCGAACGCCTCGCGGTTAGCCCGGCCGGTAAGCTGGATCAGGCCATAACCACGGAAGCGCCAGCCGTCGCCGCTGGACTCGGGACCGTTGCCCATGCGGTTGGCGTAGCAGTTGTTGGCGATCGCCTCGGGCTGGCGGTGGAGGCGCCGGGCCAGGTCGTTAGGGACCTTGGTCGCGGCCTTGGGATCGACGGCGTACCGGGTGGGCCACGTCCTGGCCAGCCCCTCCGCGCTGTAATTGAGGTTTTCGGTCAGGTCGGTGAAACCGTCGGACTCGTGCCCCGTCTGGGCCAGGAACATGGCTAGGCGCAGAGGGTTGTTGTAGATAGCGTACCGCGGCAGGATGCCGTTCAGCGCAGCCGCCCAGGCCTCGGGTTCGGTGGAGCGAGGAAACAGGCGCCGGAATTGTTCCACCGTGATCAGCATTTGTGGTCTCGAAGTATGGACCGGGGCGGGAGGAGACCTCCCGCCTGGGGTCGGCATGGGGCAGATGCCGCCGGTCAGAGTGGTGCTGCTGTTGGGTGGGGATACTAGCGGATGCGGCGGGGAAGGTTGATTGCGCGGTTCAAAAAAAGTAAAGCCCTCTCCCGGGGAGGGAGGGGGCTTGGTGATGAGGGGCTTATATCGCGGGAACGATTCGGTGTCAAGTCGGCAGGCGCATGACCGTGTATAAACGCTTGAACTGCACCGCCTGCAGGAGCTTTGCAACGGGCCATGTCTTTATCTGGGCTGCGGACAGGACACAGGTATTGTGCATCAGGGGGTGTCCGCCCTGGATCTCGGCTACGGCGTCCCGTGGGTCTGTTACCAATTCTCCGCGGCGGTGTTGGTTCATGGCACCCCTCCTAAAACTCGAAACCCTGCTGCTTTTCCCGTTCCTGAGATTCGCTGACCACGGTATAGACATGCCTCTCGGACAGCCCTGTCTCCAGGGCCAGCCGGCGGCGATCGGTGCCGGGATATTTGGCGATCGTATCCCGGATGTACTTTTCCTTGGCCGGCAGGAAAAGCTTTTCCGGGCTCTTGAAGTAGAGATGCACCTTGGGGAGTTGGAAGGCTACCTTGATCGTCAGATCCAGGCCGATGATCCGTACAAGGAGCTGGTAATCCTCCGGCAGTTGCTCAATGTGGATGTAGTCCAGCCAAGAGGCTTTATTTTCCTGCGGGGCAGTCATGGCCTAGCCCTCGTCATCGATTTCAATCAGCACAACATCCCTGGAGAATGCCCCCACATCCACCACGGACCAGACAAGGCCACCGAAGCCTTCGACATACAGCATTTCGTCGCCATGCAGCTCTTTGTTGTCGAGCTTGCCCTGGATCGTCTCCATGAAGTCTTTCAGTGTCATAGCTCCTCCGGCTATCTGTATTCCTTGGGACAGTGCAATTCGATGTATTCCATGATCGCGGCATTCGTGAAACGAAGGCGCCACCAGCCAGGGCCGTGAGTGCGCTTCATCTGGCCCTCGAACATCTTCTTCAGCCCCTCAATCGCAAGGTACGCATCAGCCGAGGTGCGCACCTTGCCCTCTTTCAGGCCCATGCGTTTTTCCAGGAACAGCTGCAGGCCATTATCCGCCCGCCACAGGACCAGCCCGGCCAGGGCGGTGATTTTATCCAGCTCGTCCTGATTAACCAGGGCAACGACCTTTCCCGACCTTGGAACAGGCGCGCGCCTGGCAGTGGGGCGATAGCCTTTACCACCCTTGATCACAAACCCCTTTCGCTCGTACTCCGCAATGAAGTGCCCGGCCTGATCGCTGCTGAGATCCGCGGTGGAGCTTTTGCCGTAGCGATCCTCGAGCAGTTCCCCGCGCTCTGCCTTCGTAATCCCGAACTGGCTGCAGATGAGCATGATGGTGTTGATTTGCGCTTTGGTGATCGGGCCGGAGGTGCGGCGTGTTGGGGATTCTGTTTTCATGGTTTCCTCAACTTACAGCCTGTGCAGCCCAGGGGGATGTATGGGCACAGGCGGTTGGGTTTCAGTGTCTCGCAGTGGCGCGGCATGCCTTCGATTTTGTCCATTACTGGCCCTTCGTGAAGCGTTTCCTGCGGTGGAGGTTTCATAGGTACCCCCCCCTCAATTTCCAGCGGCAACCGCTGCTGCAGCCAACTACTGCCGTCTATCCGGTCACCCGTCATCACCAACCCCCTACCAGCTTGCTCACCTCGGAAAAGCACTCGTTGGCCAATGGGTCATCACTGAACGTCGTCTGCTGCGGCTTCGGGACACCCCACCATTTATCCGTTTTCCAAGGGCGCTCCCTGGCCAGCTTTTCCGCATCCGCCTTGGACCAGCCACCGCAGTACTGCATGATGGCAGCGCGTTCCTCATAGTCGTAATCAAGCGGCATTCTGCAGCCACTTCAGGTGACGCTCTTCTCTCCGGGTCTGCCTTGCCTCGCGCCGGATCTGGACGGTCTCCATCACCACAGCATGAAGAAAATCCTGACGGCTGCCGGATGTCTCCGACTCAATCAGCCGGAGTTCTTCGTCGGAAACTCTGAAGCTCAGCACGTTATAGCGCGGGCTCTTCTTTTTCGCTCCCATGGCGCCGTTCTCCGTTTCGTTATCAATTGCTGCACCCGCGCCAGGATCTGCGCGGTAATCTCAGGCGGCACGCCGTAGACCACCCGCTGCGGCCGCGTATTCCGCCGCTGGCGCGGTTTTGCGGTCGAGGGGGGGGGTAGCGCTGGCCGGGCAGGTTTGGGGCGCTGTGCGGACACAGGCGCCGCCTGTTGCGGCCGGGGATCGGGGAAAATCGCCGGTACTGCTGCAGGGCGGTAATCGGCCGGAGCGAGATCCACCAGCCCGGCGCATCCCTCGCAGGCAAAGCAGGGCGGAACTGCGCCGTCCGGCCTGGCGTCCAGGGCAGACCTTTGCGGTTGATGTCGCATTGGCGTTGACTGATCCGGGAGCGCAGGCGGGCGCAGGTACCGAGCAGGATCTCCATCGCTAATCCCCCAATATCCCCAGGAACGCCGTGATCGCTGCCGGCAGCCGCTCCAGATTAACGCGCCGGCCCTTGGCGTGCAGGCCATACAGCGCCCGGTTAAGTGCAGACTGGATGGCGGGGATATCAAGCACGGCCAGCGCCGCCGGGGCATCACCATGACCATCACGCTGCGCCTGTATGCGGTCCACGCATTTGACTGCCGCCAACACCGGCGCAGTTTCGCAACACTCTATCAGGCATTTGAACTCGGACAGCCGGGCGAGCTGGTGCAGGATCTGGTCGTAGTCACGGCTGAGGAGCACGGTCAGGCCGTGTTCGCGGAGTTTGCGGTCCAGTTTTTCGCGGGTTTCGGGGGTCATAGGGCCATCCTTTTAACGCTATGGTACGCTTCAATATCGCTGGCCAAAGACGTCTGGAGGCCATAGACCAGTTTGCCCAGTGCCACGCAGCACAGCATTTCTGCAGCCTGTTTACTCGCTATGTTCATTGCGGCCGCGATCTCCTCAAACGTGCAGTTCGGCGCCAAGTGCGACGCATAGTCGCGGCCGAGCCGTACATACTCTTTGTAAGTAAGGTTGCTCGACTCCATGGTCAGCTCCTGTGCTCAATCCGTAATGGCCAGGCCTTTTTGTCGCGGACAGCACGGCGGCCGTGATCGATCCCGGCCCCGTCGCGACGGCCGGCCCAGTAAGCGCGATCGCTCAGGTTGTCTTCGTCCAGGTCGGTCTCCACAATCCCAAAGTCGGCCATCCGCTGCTTGATCAAGGCTTCCTTGATCGGGACCAGGGCGGTGGTGGTGATCGGCGTCCGCTCGTGCTGTTCGCGCAGTTTCTGGCTGACGATATGGGTACAACCCAGGCAATACGACAGGCGCACTTTCTTCTTGCCTTTGGCCGTGAGGCGCCGCTGCTGGCTTTTTCCCATGAATTCTGCTGCCAGGCGATTAATTGTCCGGTAGAGATAGCCAAAGGTGAATGAGGCTACTTCGTGATCCAAGTCGACACCGACGAAGCTCACCCGGCCATGGTACGGGCTGTGGAAGTACTTGCAGTCGAAGGCTCCGGCCACGGCGGAGGCCAGCAAATACACCCACGAGGCAGGTTTCTTCACCACGTTATCTACAGAGGCGACGCCGGCCTCTTTGGGGATTTCCCGCTCCGTAAGTTCCGCCTCGTCCAGATTGTGCTTTGCCAGCAGTTCCTGAGCGCGGGCTGCAGCCAGGGCCGCCTCGTGTTCGTTGCTGCTGTTGGCCAGCCGGAGCAGCTTACGGATTTTGTCTATAATCGCTTCACGGTTTTTCATACTTTCCTCCAGGTTAATCGCTCAATGTGGGGCCGGATCTGCTCCGGCCCCAGGTTCAGCGGTCAAGCACCGGGCACACTGGTCGGTCGGGGAACAGCAGCACCTGGGTTTCTTCTTCAACCGGAATGCAGTCCGGGGCCGCTTGGAGCAGGGTCCATACGATCGCAATCAGGAGCATGTCTTCACCTCCGCCTCGTATTCCTCAACCAGAATCCGGTTCACCTCGCCGCAGGCCACAAGACAGACAAACCGCCAGAAACACATTTCGCAAGGGTTATCGACCGGTCTCATCCGCCCTCCACAGAGTCTTCCTGGTGCATCGGATACGGCTTGTCGACGATTCCTTTATCCAGGCACACCGTGCAGCGCTTGAACGTACTGGGCTGATGCCGGTGGATGCAGTTGCTGCAGGTCGATCCGACGTTGATGTTGCTGGCAAACATCGGGTGTATGGCCATCACTCCACCTCCACCCCTTCCGCATCACCCGCGGCCTCTTTCAGCATGGCGTTGACGATCTTGTCGACGTCGCTGTCCACCGGCTTGATCAGCACCACGTCGCCGGTACCCTGAACCGTAACGCCGATCTTCTTGAGGGTGGTCACATCAAGCTCGGAAAGTGCTTTCTTGATGACCTTCTCAATTGTCTTGATCAAAAGTTCATGCTGCTCGGCGGGGAGGTGCTTCCGGATCAGCCGGATCACCGTGGCCTCGTCCTCGTAATCCAGCCCCCCCTTACCCTTCTGCAGGCCCACCCGGATACCGCTGATGATGATGGAGCGGGGCTTGACGAACTGCGCCCGGCTATCGTCAATAATCGCCTCCAGCGCAGCCTTGGCGTTGGCCGCATCGGCTGCGGCCTCTTTGATCGCCGGAAGCCGCTCTCGTTTCATGCTCTCAATATCGGTGTGCAGATCTTCAATCCGCAGGGCCAGCAATTCCCTGCGGTCCGCGAAAGCCTTTGTTGCCTGTTCAATCTCTGCCAGTGTTCCCATGGTCCCCTCGTTTCATGTATCTGTCGTAATTACTGCGGCACAGCCCGCAGGTGCCGTAATCGTGACCGCCTGTCCCGAACTTCCAGCAGGCCCACACCGGTCCCAGCTCCGCTATTTCGTTCGGGTTGGGGAGCGTCTGGACCCTCGGCCTGGATGCCAGGGCCTCATACAGCGATGAGCAGGTATCACGGGGGCTCATACCCAGCGCCTCACCATGCCCGAGGCGTACAGCCCTACGATCAGCCGGGCCTCGGCGCGATCCCGCATCCAGCGGCGCATGCGGTTGTATTTGCGGCGGGCTACACGTCCTGATGTCAGCGCTTTGAACATTTTCCACATGGTCAGCTCCTTTCGTTTTCAAGCATGCCTACCGCCTCGGCTGTCAGCCGCGTCATATAGGGGGCATCCTTGCCCATCAGCTCGCACAGATGGCTGTACAGGTAGTGATTGGTCCGGATCAGTCTGACTACGAGGCCGTTGTCCTCGTTTGGAATGGCCAGCACCTGCCGCCCGGCGATCTCACACAGGACGCGCTCCAGGTCGGGAGCGGACTCGGCGGCTGGTGTGTCTAGGCACTCCAGCAGTGCCGGCACGTCCAAGTCACGCTCACCGAGCCAATGGATGATTTCCGGATGGTGCTCCGCGAAGTTCTGCACATCGGCGGCGAACTTGGCCGAATTGGCTGGAAGCTTGCCGGATTTCAGCGTCAGACTGACCTGGGTCTTGCTCCACCCGGAGTACTTGACGAATTCCTGCTGCGGGATCTTCAGTTCGTCCATGGCCTGTTTCAGTCTCAGCATGAGGCCCTCCCGTCTGCCGGTACCCCGCCGGCATCGCCGTTACGGCGATTGAGCACCGACTGCAGGGCCGTGGCGCCGCTGACCGGGGCAGCAGGCTGCTTGCCGCGGGCCTGCCCCCTGGGCACCGGCTCGGCCTCGGGGGGCTGTACGGAGCGCACATCCTCCACGCTCACCAACTCGCGACCGGCTGCCAGGGCAATGTTGAGCAGAGTCACACACAGCTCCTGCAGCTCCAGATAATTCCTGGCTGCAGGAAGTTCGGCCAACAGCTCAATGGCACGGGGATCGAAGTGCTTGCCGATGGTTTCCCGCACATAGTGAGCGGCCTCGTTGGCAGAGAGCCCCTGCATGCGGACGATGTCGGAGCGCAGCCGGACCTCTGAGACTCCGGGGTGGTTCATGGGGTCTGACTGGGCGACAAGGATAATGGTGAAGAGTTCGCTCTTTCCCGCCCAATCCATCTCGCGCAGTGTTTTGAGAGAGCGCAGGGTGTTCTTGTGCAGCCGTTGGGCCTCTTCGATAATCACGACGATTTGAGTTTCGGCGCCGTGAGCGGTCCGTTTGCCGCTGGCCGTGCCCACGATCCGCCGCAACTGGGCGCTGCTGACGATGCCGCCGCGCTTGACGTTCTCGTCGGACAACTCCAGGATCATGGCCGTCTTGATATCGGCGATGGTCATGTTTTCCTGATCCACCCGCTTGGGCCAGATGGTTTTCACATCCATCCGTTCCATCGCCGCTTTGACCGCCTCAGTTTTCCCACAGCCACGGTCCCCCACGATGCTGACCATGGCCCGGCTCTCGACCGCCATGGTGAGGATGCGCCGGCACCGCACCATGTCTCCCGTCTCGTGCAGCTTGCCCTTGAGCGGATCCTTGGTGTAGCCGAGGTTGACAAACGTTTCCAGTCTGGTCATACTCATAATTGATTTACCCCCTTTCAGTAGTGGCCCTCGGCGTTGCAGCGCCGGGGGCTGTTGTGTTTTGACTCTCGCCTACATCGCCACCTGCATCTGCTCTGCCTGGATATCCCCGGCCAGTTCGGCCACAAACCGCCGCGACATGCCGTTTTCCTGGATCAGCGACCGCACTGAAATCCTGAACTCTGGAGGCTCATCCAAGAAGTAATTCCCAGCAGCCTGACAAAAAGCCGCCCATGCCTCCTCAATGCTGTTGTAACGGTCGAGGTCGAGAGGATTCTCCAGCACAAGGGTTTCTTTCACCCTGGTCTTCATCTTGATCACCTTGCGCCCTTCGGCTCCGCTCAGGGGGCGTTCGGTGAGCGAAGTCGAACCGAGGGCCGCCCGCCCCTCGGCCGAGTAAAGCGGAATGGTCACACCTTCCATTTTTGCCGCTTCCTTGCGCATCTGCTGCTGGCCGGTCTCCGGGTTGGTGCGGTACTCTCCCAGCCTGTTGGGCGCGAATGCCTCTACCTCGTACCGCTGGCCGTCCCGGAGATCCTGCACCACCACCTTCTTGTCATAGATCCCCACGTAGACCTTGACCCGCGCATCATGCAGCCCCTTGACCTCGTAGGGCTCGTTGTCCATCCAAAACACGCCGTCCTGGCCCACGGTGCGCTTAATATTGCTCTTGGCGATCGTCTCCAGGGCATCGTTCGGCAGGATCACCACGCCGCCGTGCCGGCTGATCCGCTCCCACGCCTGGCGGCGGGAAAGCTTGCGCTCGAAGCGGTGCTTCATTTCGTTGTAGGCGGCGGAGTAGTTCATGAGCTGGTTGTTCAGCTCCATCATGGTGATCTCGTAGTGCCGCCAGTCGGTCATGGCGAAGAACGGCAGCTCAAATTTCTGCCAGAGGGTGCGCCAGGGGCGTTCGATCTTCCCGTGGGCGTCCTTGTTGAGCGGGGTTGAGGGATCGATATCCACGCCGCAGCGCTCAAAGAAGTCCTTAGCCTCGGGTGATTCCATCATGGGGCCGTGGTCCCCTTTAATCTTGCCCCGTTTACCGGATGGATGGGACGGCACTCCCCAAAAGCATTTCTCCGGCTGTTCCCACCAGGCCCAGCAGAGGAATTCCATATTGTGCCGCGCATTCTCCCCCTTGGCTGCCACATAGCGGCAGCAGTGGCAGCCGCTGTGGTCGTCGGTCATGCCGTAGATCCAGGGGCGCAGGCCGTCCACCGGGATCGGCTTGTTCTTGTAATCCTTGTTGCCGCGGTGGAGCCGGAGGAGGAAATCACCATCGGGCAGGGCCTTGGCGATATAGAAACAGTTACTGGTGGAGGCGTCGACGTGATGCATTTCGTTCGGGAATTCGGCCTGGAAGCGCTCCACGCGGCGGCGCTTGGTGTTCAGCCCCAGGTCGCGGATTACCCGGTCGATACTGCTGTAGCAGACGTCAGCGTAGCCCTGGGGAATCTGGTTGTTGATCAGGGCGATATCCATGGCATCTTTCGTGGAAATCACGCCGCGGTGGTCGGGCGGGCTGTTCTTGATGATGGCGATGGTGCGGGCCACCTCCTCAATGTCGACATGTTTCCGTGCCCCTTTTTTCCGCTGGCGGTTGGTGGGGAGCAGGCGGTAGATGGTCCCGTAATCCACGTCGAGCATGTCAGCCCATTTGCCGACCACGGCGGTCTTGTGGCCGCGGGGAGCCTCTTTCCAGGCGGCTACGATCTGATCTTTTATGTGTTGATCGATCCTGGTCGCCATGGCCTAGTCCCTGTACATGTCGACAACATCATCCAGCCGGGTGCGGACATCGTTCAGAGCCAGCTCCGCCTCCTGGAGGTGGGCATTGACCTTTGCCTGCAGATGGCGGTCATCCTTCAGTCGCGGGTCCGCGATGAAACCGGCAATCGCCAGCTGCAGCCCGGCGGCGGCTTCTTCAATCTTGGCCATCTGTTTGACCGACCATTCGCGATCGGCTTCTTTCGGCTCAAACACTTCCAACACCTTCACCCGCTCCACCAGGGCCTTTTTCTCCGCCTGCAGGCCGGCCATTTCCTCCTTGACCACCCCTTTCAGATCCTTTTCCAGGCGGGTATTCCGCTCTCTGAGGGTCTTGTTTTTCTCCAGCAACTTCTCCAGGGCCGCTTCGATCTCCGGCGCCGCATCGTCGTTGAGCGAGATGGCCTCACCCTCAATCACGATCGTTTTGCCGTCCTCGGAAACCTGGAAGGATTCGCCGTCATATTTGATCTGACGGAGCTGGCGGAGTTCACGGTAGCCAAGGCCAAAACTGCCAACCGTTAGCAGAAATTGCTCTCCAAACTCGGCAAGATTTTGAAGATCCATATCTACTTTCTGGCGAGAAAAACCCAAGTATTCACAATAGTTATCCCATGTCCCTATATTGGGGAGGTTGCGATAAGCCTTGGATTCCTTGATGTTTTTGAGCTGTATTAAAGTGCTAACCGTTAGCACTTTCTCCACGAACGTCAGGGCCTGAATTCGACCCGCAACCTCATGAGCCTCGGCAATCCTCCGCTCCCGATCTTTCTGTTCTTCCTGGGCCTGCAACTGCTGCTCCCGCTCGCTTTCGGCCTCCAACTCGCCCACATTCATGGCGGTGGTGCGGGTCTGGCGGGTTTCGGTGGCGGTCACCTGCTCGGCCTGGGCCTCCAGCACCTGTTTAAGACGCCGATTGAGTGCTGCTTCTTTCGTCTTGACATGATCGAAGCCTTCAATGCCACTCAAGGCCGCCCGGATCGTGGCCTCATTGGCGATTTTGATGTTGTTCTGAAAGTTCACATCGCTAACCGGCACGTTGAGCAGCCAGCCCAGTACCTCGTCATTCACATCGTTGTTTATGCCGTTGTTCATGCCTTTTTCCTCCGGTTCGGTAAGTTCGACACCCAGGGCCTGAGCCCCGAATTTAATGGCTTTCTTCACAAGCATTGCATTCCTCTATGGTCGGCCATTCACGTCCACAAAAAACGCACCGAAAGCGAATCCCTTTCATCCTCACACCTCCAACTGGCGGATCTCGCGATCGAGATCGCCGCGCCTATCCTTCAGCCCCTGCAGATACACGGCATACATGCCGCTGATGCGCGGGCCCGGCTCGTACATTTCGCCAGCCTGCCGCACCCATTTGCGCTCCAGCAGCACAACCATGTGGCTCATCACCGTGGCATGGGGCATGTTCAGCTCCCTGGAGATCTGCGCCGCCGATACGGGAGTTGTCTGCTGGTGGAGCAGCTCAATGATGTCAATCAGCTTGTGGTCGCTCATGACCGGGTTGTAGGTTTTGGGGGCCATCGCTTACCTCCTCACTCCGCATTGATTTTCCAACATCGCTATTTCCTGCTCCAACTGCTTGCGCTCCTGGATCTTCTTGGCCAACTGCACATAAGGCTTCTCGTTGGCTGTGAGCACTCCGGCGCCGATCTCTCCAAGGCCATACTCCACCGGGTCGTAACTCCCTGCCAGCTTACAGGCGGCGAGGATCTGCACCATGGTGGGCTGGTAGGCCGGGTCGCTGCCCAGGATCTTCTCGAACACCGATCCTTTCACCTCAATGCCGGTTACACGGCTGATCCAGGCAGCCACCATGAAACGGTCACGCGGGGAGAGCATCTTGCTCAGGCGCTGTTTGATACCGAGGCTGAGGTGTTCCAGGGAGCCCGTTTCTATCTCCCTATCCAGCAGCACGAGCTGGCCGGATACACTTTTATCTTTTCTTTCGCGCGGATTGGACATGACGCCCCTCATTTTTGCTGTTACCGTCAAGACACTTTTGATGTATATTCCCGTTGCGGAGGTGGCATGTGGAAATCGAAATCGATGCAGCTGTAATCAAGAAACTTAATCAGCGATTCCGTCGCGAGGCCGGCAGCAATATCGAAAAGACCATCGGCCGTGTGGTGCTCTCCCAGATCCAGATTCATGGCGAAGTTTCGTACAACGCTATCCGGTACGCTCTCGCAAGAGAGCTGGAAAAGACCCCCTCGGAGCAGGGCAAGATTATTCCGGATCTCGATCCGGAGCTTTGTGATCTGCGGGCGGCACAGTTGCAGCTTCTAAAACTTCACGAGCCGCACGACGATCATTGATCTCACGAGCGGTCAACAGACCTGGTTGTAATGTGATGAATTCCGGGATCGGATCTTCATGCCGGACAATCGATGTCGGGCGGTATTCAAGACGTTCCGGATCGACAATAATCTCTTGCCCCTCCAAATTGAGGGGCACCTGGTAAAGCACATCTTTGATGCTGATTATTCCGCCGGACATAACTCTACGGGCATATAAGCTGTTCATGCTGCTCTCCTTGAGTTTTGTTCTGCAGCTTCCGGCCCGGCCAGCAGATCGGCGACTGAGACACGGCACAGACGGGCGATGGTTTTGATGACAGGGGCGCTGACGCGGTGACCGTTGATGACGTAGGAAACCATGACGAGGGAGACTTTTGCCGACGTGGCAATCTTGCCATTGGTGACCTTGCGGAGCGCCATCCAAGCCCGGATGTTGCAGGCGGTAACTTCAGTAGATTCCTGTTTCAT